GCAAATGTTACATTTAGTGGTAATCCATATCCTATTAACGGAGTTTCTACAGTTACGGCTGTATGTAATAGAATAGTGTTTATAGATGTTTCAAATATATCAGCCCAATCATCTACAAACTTTAGTGCAAGATTAAAATGGGTTGATGAACCAAACGCTTCTACAACATGGACTGAAGTCTATAAGGTAGCGGCATAACTTTTAAGGAGTAAATGCAAATGGCAGATACAACAACAACAAATCTGAGTTTGACTAAACCAGAAGTCGGTGCTTCTACGGACACATGGGGAACTAAATTAAATACTGATTTAGACTCTATTGATGCTCTTTTCGCCGCCGCTGGTTCAGGAACTTCAGTTGGACTGCAAGTCGGTTCAGGAAAAACTTTAAGTGTAGGCGGAACGCTAGTAGGTAGCGGAACTGTTACACTTGATTCTGCGGCCATATCAGCCGCTAGTGCAACGATTTCTGATTTAGGTACAGTAACTACTGTTGACCTAAACGGAGGCACGATTGACGGAGTAACTATTGGTGGAACTACAGCAGGAGCTATTACAGCCACAGATTTAACAGGCACAGGAACAATTAACTTTACTGGTGCTACTATATCAAATGCTGGAACAATAACTACTGCTGATATAAACGGCGGGAGTATTGACGGAACAACAATAGGTGGTTCTGTAGCTGGTGCAGTTACAGCCACAACTATAAAAGCAACTTCACTTAGAGAAACAAGTAACAATGTTACGCAATCAACAGGAACATTAACTTTAGATTGCTCTACAGGAAATGCTTTTTCTTTTACACCTACGCAAAACATAACAACACTAACAATTACAAATGTACCAGCTTCAGGAGATGCTTACAGCATGGTTCTTAAAATAGGTGGTTCATCATATACTATTGCATGGGGTGCAGCTGTTAAGTGGGCGGGTGGTCAAGCACCAGCTTTATCAAGCTCTAACCATGATGTAATTGTTTTAATGACAGTTGATGGCGGAACTACTTGGTATGGATTTATTTCTGCTCAAGATATGTCATAATTAGGAGATAAAAAATGAGTTTAGGTAACAACATGATTTTGGCTTCAGGTACAGTTATTGAACCTGAAAATGTAAGTGTTCCAGTAGTTACAGGAACAGTCGAAACTGGTCAAACATTAACGGGAACTGACGGTGCTTGGAATACATCTGGAGATTTTACTAGACAATGGCAAAGAGGTTCAGACGCTACTTCTTGGTCAAACATAAGTGGAGCAACAAATTCTACTTATGTATTAACTTCAAATGATGCTGGTTTTAAATTTAGATTTGCTGTTACCTTAACAAATGATGCTGGAACAGCCACAGCAAATAGTGTTCAAACAGATACTCAAGCTGGTCAATGGTATTCTACTAGTTCAGGCAGTAACACAAGTTGGACAGCACCCGCAGGTGTTACTCAGATTTCAATATTTGGAGTTGGTCAAGGTGGCCAAGGTTCTTCATACTGTAATCAGGTAACTTCAGGTGTAGGTGGTGGTGGTGGCGCTGCTGGTTACTCTAATAATGTAAGTGTTACCGCAGGACAAACTTATTATGTTAATTTCCAACAATATTACCAAAGCGGTCAAAATGGTTGGACTTTTTACGCAAATGTTAGTGGCATAACATCAAGTTCTGCTGGTGGTTCTGCTCCTGAATCCTCTTATTTATTTTATATGAATAGTGCTGAAAGTCCGGGCAAGGGTGAAGCCTCTAAATCAAAAGCAGATACTAAAAATGATGGTGGCACAGGTTCTCCAAACAATTCTTCTGGTGGTGCTGGCGCTGGTGGATATACTGGAGCGGGTGGTTCTGGTGGTAGTGGTAACACAACTGCTGGTGGTGATGGCCTTGGCGGTGCTGGTGGCGGAGCTTGTGGTATGGCAAGTTACTCAAATAGTGGTGGCGGTGGCGGCCCATCTGGTGGTGGTGTTGGTCTTAACGGAGAAGGCCCAAGTGGCGCTGGTGGCACATGGAATAGCCCTACTTTTGGTGGTGGTAAAGGTGGTTCTGGCGGTGATGATGGCGGAGATGCTACACAACAAAACACAACTTCAGGCAAGAATGGCGGTAACTACGGCTCTGGCGGCGGTGGTGGTGGCGCTTGGTATGGTTGGGGCCCTTGTTCACCCGCAGGACAAAATGCACCAGCGGCTATAAGAATTATTTGGGGTTCAGGCAGAGCATATCCTTCAACTAATACAGCAGATGTGTAAAGGAGATAAAAAATGACTTTAAAAAACGCAACACCACCTGAAGATAGAAAATATTACACTAAGATTATAGACGGACAACCTATTAATAATATAGTCGAAGATGAGTTTGACTTAATGAATTATAGAAATATTGATGTGCATGACCCTTCTCTAAATTATCATTTAGTGGATTGTTCTGCTATGTTTAATAATCATTTTGAAAGTTCTCTTTTACCTTATGAAAGAATGGCAGAAACTACAATAGAGTTAGTTGATGAAACATGGACTCTTGTTGAAAATAAGACTGAATTAACAGGAGAACCATTAGCTGAAAAACAACAATTTGTTGAACAGCAAATGACTTTTGAAAGAGATGCACAAGTTGAATTGGCAGAAGATTACGAGTCTAAAGAAACAGACCCCACGAAGAAAGCAACTTGGCAACAATTTATAACAGATTTGGAAGATTGGACTTTTGACCCAAATGACAAAAATCCTGTATTACCTCCAATACCTGATAGCATTAGACCTAGCCCGCCAGATGTAAATTAATTAAAAGGAGATTTTATGACCATATTATTATTAATTTTAACAAGCATTGTTACATTATCATCTTTAGTATGTAGCTTTGTTCCTACAAGTCTTTTACCAGATGACGCTAAAAAAGTATTAAAGATTTTAGCTTTAAACTTTAACAATGTTCATTATGACTGCGACCATGACGAGTAATTGTTATGAGTGGTCTATCTGAACTTGAACAAGGCAAATTAATAGAAGCAGTCGAAAGTCTTGAAAAGCAAGTAACAAGATTAAATACAAGACTTGATTCTCTTGAAGGGCAAATGAAGTCAGGTAAAGGCATTGTTATAGGTATCTTTTTAACGGCTAGTGGTATATCGGCTGCTGCCGCCACAATGTTTGGAAAAATGCTTGGGGAATAACAATAGACAAAAAGGAAGAATAGGAGAATTGTTTGTGTGTTACATTCTTGAAAAATTTGGTTATCAAACAGCTTTTGTTGATACGCAAGGTTATGATGTAATTGTTAATTACAAAAGCAGACCTATTCGTATTCAAGTAAAATCTGCTCTCTCAAGAGATTATAATAGAAAAAAAGGTGGTAAACCTAGATATAATTTTGCTACTAACATTGGTGGTGAAAAAAGAAAATACACAAAAGAAGATGCAGATATTATCGCTTTATTTGGTTCAGACCATGAAACAGTAATCTTTAAGCTAGTTGATGAAATAAAAACAAAAACACATAAATTATCTGAAGCACATTTTTACGATAAGTCTATAATGAAACAAAGTTTTGAGAGGTGTTTAGAATCATGTTCGGTTTAATTGGCTCTTTATTAGGATTCGCTAGTTCAGGACTCCCCGCTGTACTTGACCACTTCAAACAAAAAAGTTCACAAAAACATGAGTTAGCTTTAATGGAAATGGCCGCTAAACATAAAGTTACTGTAGCTAAAGCAAAAGCAGATGAAGCCGAAGTAGCAGGAGTATATCAGCACAGTCAAACAATTCAAAACAATGCTAGTAAATGGATAGTTAATTTAAGTGGTCTTGTAAGGCCTACAGTTACCTTTGCAATATTAGGATTGTATCTAACTGCAAAGACTTTAGCTGTTGTTCAAATATATCAAAATGGTGGTGATTTACATGAGTTTTTACCAGAAATATATTCAGAAACAGATGTTGGTATTTTAAGTTCAGTTGTATGTTTTTGGTTCTCAAGTAGAGCCATAGAGAAGATGAGAAAGTAATATGATGGATAAAATTATTGATGCAATAAAAGGAATAATATCACCAGAGCAATCTTGGTCAGCTTTTGTTATGAAGATTACAAGTCTTATAATTGTAGCTGTAATTGGATATATAGGTTTTCAACAATATCTTAATCTTGGTGTTGAAGAAGATAATGAGATTCCAATAGTAGAAGTGTATGAAAAAGACCCTGAGAAAAAAGTTAAAGTAGAAGATTTAATTACTAAACTTCTAAGGTCAAATAGAGATATTAAATCAGTATGGTTATATGATTGGATAGATGCACGAAATATAGTGCCTTTGTATAATGAACCTAGAAACAGCGAAGATTTATTGCCAACAGGATATTTTATGGAAGGTGATGAATATGTGATTGGTCATTTTGTTTTAAGTCAATGCACCTCTTTAGATAGAGATGTAGTTAACACAGCTTGCCCTATAATGAGTTCAGAAGATGCTTGGGGAGTTTTGTTAGTTACCTATCAAAACGATACAGAACCAGACTTAAAAACGACTAAAGCTACGGCCATGAAAATATCTGAAATATTATATTTGATTGAGAGATGAAGATGAGAAAATTTATACTACCAATTATATTAAGTTTTTTAATGTCAGGAGTCGCAACAGCAGATGTAGAATGGAACGCATCAATAACAAATGAATATATCTGGCGCGGAATGTCGCAAGGTAAAGGCGCTGCTGTTCAAGGCGGTTTAGATGTTTCTAGCGAATCAGGCTTTTGGGCTGGCGCTTGGGTGTCAAATGTAGATTTTGATGACAACACTACTTACGAACTAGATGTTTATGCTGGGTATAGTTTTGGGCCTATTAGTGTAGGTTACATTTATTATGCTTTTCCTGATAACACAGATGAAGGATATGATTCTAGTGAAGTAAATATTACTGCTGATATTGGTGCTTTTTCACTTGGAGTAAATATATTAGCTGATGCAGATTGGGATATGGAATTTGGAGATGAAGTTTATTACTCAATAGATACTGCTCTAGGTATAAGCGATAAAGTAGATTTAAACTTTCATCTTGGTTTTTATGATTATAATATTGATGATGATGAAACAGATTATGGAATGTCTATTGATTTTCAATCTGGTTTTTCATTTGGAATAATCGACAGCAGTAGAGATGACAGTAATCCTTTTTTTATAATTAGTTACTCACTTAACAGAGATGAAGAATAATGCCTTATGTTGAATTAAAAATACCAAGTGGAGTTTATAAGAACGGAACAGAATTTCAATCAAAAGGCCGTTGGCACGATTGTAATTTAGTTCGTTGGAATAATAATGCTATGCAACCAGTAAAAGGCTGGACTCAATTAGGTGCTAATACAACAACAGGCAAAGCAAGAAAAATGGTTAGTTGGACTGATAACAATAGAAATAGAAGATTAGCTGTAGGAACACCAAATAAACTTTATTATTATACTATTGAAGGGCAACAATACGACATAACACCAGTTGGTTTTACCACAGGAAATGATGACGCTGTTGAAAATGTTTCTTATGGTAATTATATTTACGGAACAGGAAACTATGGTACACAAAGACCCGACCATGGTATATGGACACCTTGCACAACTTGGTCTTTAGATAATTGGGGTCAATATTTAGTTGGTTGCAGCACAACAGACGGAAAAGTTTATGAGTGGCAGTTAGGAAACGGAACTGTTGCTCAACAAATAGCTAATTGTCCAACAAGCAATCAAGGTATAATTGTTACAGAAGAAAGAGCTTTAATGCTCTTAGGCGCTGGTGGCGACCCGAAAAAAATACAATGGTCTGATTTAGAAGATAATACAGATTGGACACCAAGCGGAACGAATCAAGCTGGTAGCTTTAATCTTAATGGTCATGGTAAAGTAATAACAGCAATAAGAACTAAAGGACAAATACTTATACTTTCAACTATTGATGCTTATACATCAACTTATGTTGGTTTACCTTTTGTGTATTCCTTTGAAAGAGTTGGTTCAAATTGCGGAGTTATTTCAGCAAACTCAATAGTAGCTACTGATACTTTTGCAGTTTGGTTGGGAAATGGTCAGTTTTTTATGTATGACGGACTTGTTAAATCATTACCTTGTGATGTTGGTGATTATGTCTTTAGTGATATGAATGTTAGTCAAAAAAGTAAAGTATATGCTTTTAACAATTCTCAATTTTCAGAAATATGGTGGTTTTATCCTAGTGCTGATAGTACAGAAAACAATAGATATGTTGCTTGGAACTATAAAGAAAATCATTGGACAATAGGTAACTTAGCTAGAACTTGTGCAGAAGATGAAGGTATATTTTTAAATCCTGTTATGATTGGTGCTGATTATAAACTTTATGAACACGAAACTGGATATTCATATTCAGGTGAATCAACAAGTGTTTTTGCTGAATCAGGGCCATATCAAATAGACCAGCCTAACGGAAGATTAATGAATGTATTGCAGATAATACCAGACGAAAAAACATTAGGTGATGTTTCTGCTAAATTTAAAGTTAGAAACTATCCAACAGGAACAGAAACAACATACCCTAGTAGTGGTTCTTTTACTTTAGATAATCCTACAGATGTAAGATTTACTGCTAGAGAAGTTAAATTTAGAGTTGAAACTGCAAGAAACGCCGATTGGAGAGTAGGTAATATGCAAATCTTTATAAGGTCAGGTGGGGGTAGAGGATAATGAGATTACCACTACCAACTCCAGAATATAGTTCAAGTATTGCTCAACAGACAAATAATACTTTAGAACAAGAAGATAAAAAAAATTTTAAAAAAGATACTGATATAAACATTAATGATGGAAGATTAATTTTAAAATCACCTAATGGAACACGATATAATATAACAGTTGATAATTCAGGTAACATAACAGCGAGTTCAATATGATAGAAAATTTTGAAAAAAATTGCAAAAATATACAAAAGGCATTAGATTATGGAAAGAACAGTCATACTTTAGAAGATGTAAGACAAAGTATAGCCAAAGGAGATATGTATTATCATTCTCTTGGACACTCCTTCATCATAACAGAAGTTCATGCTTTCCCGCAATATTATAACTTACATGGTTTTTTAGCTGGCGGGGAAACAGAACAGTTAAAAAAACTAATACCAATATTAGAACAAAAAGCAAAACAAGTTGGCTGTAAATACACAACCCTTACAGGAAGAAAGGGTTGGGAAAGAGCATTTAAAGATATAGGTTACAAACCTACTTTCTTCACCCTAGATAAGGAGTTATAAAATGGGTAAATCAAAAGGTAGTCAAAGTTCAGAGTTAGACCCAGCAATCCGCGATATAATGACAGAAACTTTTGGTTATGGCCGTGATGCTGTATCAGAAGAAGTACAAGCTGTAGGCCCAGACGGGCAGCCTCTTTTTAAAGTAGAACCTTTTACAGGAATGAAAATCCCTGTAATGACAAGAAAAATGAAAGAGTATGAAGAATACACAGACCCAAGATTTGCTGAAACAGATACTTATACATCAATAGGAGAAAGGGAAGCATTAAGGTTTTTAGGCGGAAATCAATTTGCAGAAACAGATAGATATAACGATTTATATGGAAGAATGTCTGAGGCCGCTAATTACACACCTGAAAATATAACTTCAAGAGATATAGCTTCAAGAGATGTCGCCGCTGGTACTATTGACTTACCTAGTGAAATAGCTAGAACAATGGTCAGTTCAAGAGATGTAACAGGCGATAGAGTTTTAGACCCAAATGACATTACAGCAAGGGAAGTCTTTGAAAGAGATTTTAATATTGAGAGAGTTGATACTCCTGATGCAATAACACCAGAAACTTTTTCTGGACTGTTAAATTTAGACCCTTACTTAAATCCATACAATGAATTAGTAAGAGATGTTACTATTAGTGAGATAGAAGAGGCCAGAGATAGACAGCTTTCAGATTTACAATCAAGAGCAATACAAGCAAACGCTTTTGGAGGTACAAGAGAAGATATAGAAGCTGGTCTTATACAGAACCAAGCACTACAAGAAATAGCAAGACAAACAGCTAACTTAGGTAAACAAGGTTTTGATACTGCCACTCAATTAGCTACACAAGATTTAGGCTTATTAAATCAAGCTGAAAGAGATAATGTTTCTAACTTGATGGAGGCGCAAAGACTAAACCAAGCTACTGATTTAGCAGCTGAACAATCTATGTTAAATGCAGCTATGGAAGCACAGAGATTAAATCAAGCTAGAGATTTATCACTAGGTCAATTTAATACAGAAATGATGCAACAATCTGCTTTAGCAAATCAAGCCAATGCAAGAGAAATTGACTTAGCAAATGCGACTAGAGATTTACAAGCACAAGGCATGAATCAAGAAGATGCTTTCAGAGTTGCGCAATCTAATATTGATAACAAGTATAGAGCGCAAGCACAGAATGTAGCTAATACACTTGAAGCAGATTTAGCTAATCAAGCATCATCATTACAAGCAGATTTAGCCAATCAATCATCATCATTACAGGCCGATATGTCGAATCAAAGCGCTGGTTTAGCGGCTAATGAATTAAATCAAGGCGGGTTATTAAATGCTGCTAATTTAGCATCAGGGGTTACGGAATCAGCTTTAAATAGATATGGCGCTATGACTGAAATAGGCGATAGAAGAATGGCAAGAAATCAACAACAATTAGATTTTGATTATCAACAATTCTTAGAAGGGCAAGAATATCAAATGATGTTAGCACAATTCTTAGGTGGTTTATTAAGTGGATTCCCAACACCTATGAAATCAAGAGGCAAAGAAAGTGGATTTACACTAGGTTAATATTAAGGAGATTATAATGAAAAAATTATTAGCAATTATACCAATAGTTCTTATTGTTGGTTGCGCTGGTCATATTTCGATTCAGACACAAACACCAAAAGATACTGATTTAGAAATAGTAATTAAATCAAAAAAACACGAGTCTTAAAATGTTAGATGAAATGCTAAGACAAATGCGAATGGACGCTATGAGAGGAATCGTAACTAGCGAACCTACTAATCAAGATTTAACGGGTGGTGGCGCTGCTGGTGGTGGTATGTCTTTAGAAGAATTAACAGCCACAATAAATCAACCTATTAGTGTTACAGGCTACGGAGGGATAAATGTAGGCCCAGACGGACAAATAATAGCACCAAGAACAGACCCTACAGCTGGTATTGCACCAGACGCTAGTGGGTCATCTCGATTAGGATATAATAAGCCACAATCAAGAGGAGGGCAAATTGTTGATGATATAGTCGGTAATCTACTTCCAGAATCATTATTTGGTACAACAGACCAATTTATGGACAGACAAAAATTTCAATTAGAATTAAATAAATTAAATCAAACAGACGAACCTTTTACTGTTTTTAATTTAAATGGAACTAATGTTAGTAATATGGTGATGGGGTCTGTTAATGATGTAAACATATTAGCTTCATTAACTGATGCTGGTCGAA